TTGGTCAGGTTGTCGAGCAAAACGGCAAAATCCAGCCAATTGGCCCAAATGGCACGCGCCGAACATTCGGCCCGCTCAATGATTTGCAGTCGATTACTGTGTCGATGCAGATTGGAAATGCATCTGTTGAGTTGAATGGATGGTCTGGTGGCATCCCGATTACTGCTGAGACCAACTCCACCGGCCAAACGGTGCTGGACGATGCGAGCCGGGCTGTGCTGGGTAACTCTGGCGTAACAGCTTTAGATCCATACACAGGCATCGTTGCAAGTCGATGCGCAGTCCCAAGCGCCCTGGCTGCTGTAAATAAGCAGTTGATGGGCCGCTCAAAGCACATCGCTATGGATCGCCTTTCAAGTATCCGCCTTGTGTTCGCCAATTGGTATGTAAAAAGCTCCGCAACAATTGGAGAGAACCTCCCTGGCGCGTCTGCGACATTTCAGGCCGCTATTGAATACCCATCAGGAACCATTGCGGCGGTAGTAAACTTTGGAGGCGCCGCGACCGGGACCGCTGCTGATGGCGAAACGCTTGTTTCAGATGCAGTTGCAGTTAACATCCCATTGGGGGCATCATTCTTTGTGCGGACGTTCGTTAGCAGCACAGCGGGCATCTTGTACCGAAACGGATCAGGAGGACTGAACAATATCGTAGGTACTCCCGTAAGCGGAGAGGCATGGACATTCGGAGTAACAACACCAAACCTTGTGAATACCCCAGGCCCGTTCGCTAATCAACAAACAGGCATTTACTTCGGCCCAACAGCCATCATTGGGTTGACATCAAAACCAACATTATTCATCGCTGGTGACTCCCGCCAGAACAATGGGGTATCTTATGACACAACCTCTGATGGGTTCGGTCTAACAGGAGAGTTTGGGCGGTCTTTTGGCGTGTCACTTGGGGCTCTGAATGCTGGATGCGCCTCAGAGCGTGCGCAAACCCTTGCCTCTACTCCGGCTCTTTACGCAAAACGACTCGCGTTGGCTCAGTACTGTAGCCATATTGTTTCAGGGTATGGGATCAATGACATAACAGGTGCAGGAGGCTCAGCGCGAACCGCTGCGCAATTGCTTGCCGACTTGCAAACGATCTGGGCGCAATTCGGCGGAAAGCCGGTATATCAATCAACTATAGCGCCAAAGTCATCTTCTACAGATTCATGGGCCACAACAGTGAATCAAACTACAGATGCAACGAATAGCGAGCGCACGGCATTTAATGACTCTATTCGATACATGCCACACCCACTTTCTGGATATTTCGAGGTGGCGGATCAAATGGAATCTGCTCGCAACTCAGGAATCTGGAAAGCTGCTTATACATCTGATGGGATTCATGCAAACCAGACGGCACAATTGGCATTGGCAGCATCAAAAGCGGTAGCGCTTCCCGGCGTAAGCAAATAACCCATGCGCCGCAAATACCTCCGCTTTGAGCAGTTGGAGGTGTTTCGGCCCATGCCAGTCCCCGCTGCATCGGGCGTGCTTGAAATCGGTGCGCTAGTCGCCCAGCAACCCATGCCCCGCCCCAAGAAGTACCCCCTCCCCGAGGTGCTTCTTGATCAGGCACCCGACCCCGTCCCTGACTCGCTCGTCGAAGCGATCAGGGACGAGTCACGCCGGGCACTGGAGTTGCTGCACGAGTTCGACCTACACCTGCCCGTGTCCGTGATACCGGGCATGCGTCCCACAATGCAGGCGCATGTCAACCCAACGAGATCCCACTGACCTAAGCGGCCAAGAGCGCGATGCCGAAACCGAAAAGGCGGGGGCACGCGCACGACGCGAGCGAGAGGTCAACGATCTCAAGTGGTTGATGGCACACCCCCAGGGTCGTCGCATCGTTGCGCGTCTGCTGGATCAGGCTGGTGTCAGTCGCACCTCGTTCAGTCATAGCGGTAGCGTTATGGCGTTCAACGAAGGGCGCCGCGACATGGGCTTGTTCATCCAAGCGGAAGTGCTCGAAGCTGCGCCCGAGGGGTATTTCAAGCTCTTGAAAGAATATCAAGGCAAAGATGACTGACACGACAGCGGTGACCAGCACACCTTCCACTGACGCTGGGAACGCGCCGACTGATAGCGCAACCGAAGCAACGCCGACGACAGCGGTGGACAGCGCAACCGCGCCCGCCACTGAGACCGCACAGACAACGGAGACCAAGGCCGACGAGCCTCAGGTGCCCGAGTCTTACGAGTTCCAGATGCCCGAGGGTGTGACCCTCGACAAAGCTGCCGCCGACGAGTTCACGGCCATCGCCAAAGACCTCAAGCTCAACCAGGAGCAGGCGCAAAAGGTCGCCGACATTGGTGCCAAGATGGCCCAGCGTCAGGCCGAAGCGCACGCCCGCACGGTTGAGGACTGGATCGGTGAGATCAAAGCAGACAAGGACTTTGGTGGCGATAAGTTCGACGCGAACATGGCCGTGTCGCGCAAAGCCCTGGAGACCTTCGGGTCGCCTGAGCTGAAAGACATGTTGAACGCAACGGGTTTGGGCAACCACCCCGCGCTGATCAAGGCGTTTTTCAAAGCGGGCCAAGCTATCAGCGAAGACCGTTTTGTGACGGGTGCCGCCCCTAACGGTAGCCAGAGCGATCCGGCAAAGCGATTTTTCCCAAACATGAACTGAAAGGTACGAAATGACCACTCTCGCGTCTACCCACCCAACCCTGCTGGACATGTCGCGCCGCTTGGATCCAAGCGGCAACATCTCCGACATCGTCGAAATGATGGCAGCCGTCAACCCTGTGCTGGAAGACATGACCTTCGTCGAAGGTAACCTGCCTACCGGCCACAAGACGACCGTGCGCACCGGCTTGCCAACGCCCACATGGCGCAAGCTGTACGGCGGCGTTCAGCCCGGTAAGTCCACAACCGCGCAGGTCACTGACTCGTGCGGTATGCTGGAAGCCTACGCCGAAGTGGACAAGGCCCTGGCCGACCTGAACGGCAACACCGCTGCCTTCCGCCTGTCCGAAGACGCTGCCCACATCGAAGGCATGGCGCAGGAGCTGGCCTCGACCACCTTCTACGGCAACGAAGGCACTGAGCCCGAAGCCTTCACCGGCCTGGCTCCTCGTTACAACTCGCTGTCCGCACAGAACGCCGACAACATCATCGACTTCGGCGGCACCGGCTCCGACAACATGTCGATCTGGTTGTGCGTGTGGGGTCCTCAGACTGGCTTCGGTATCTTCCCCAAGGGCTCGAAGGCTGGCTTGCAGATGACCGACAAGGGTCAAGTCACCATCGAGAACATCGACGGTGCAGGCGGTCGCATGGAAGGCTATCGCACCCACTACCGTCAGGACATGGGCTTGACCGTCAAGGACTGGCGTTACTTCGTGCGCATCGCCAACATCGACTACAGCGTGATCAACGCAGGCGATGCCGGCGCGATCACCGCACAGAAGGCCCTGATCACTGCGATGGTCAAAGCCTCTGAGCGCATCCCTCACCTGGGCAAGGGTCGCGCCGTCTGGTACGTGCCACGCAACATCCGCGAAAACCTGCGCTTGGGCATCTTGGAAAAGGTATCCAGCAACCTGAACTGGGAAACCGTGGAAGGCAAGCGCGTCATGACCTTCGACGACATCCCTGTCCGTCGTTGCGACGCCCTGGTCAACTCCGAGGCCCGCGTGGTCTGATCCGCAGAACCCTGACAGAAAGGCAATCAAAATGATTCTCGACGAACGCAATGAGTTCTGCGACGCAACCTCGCTGAACACGGGTGCCGCTGGCACCTACAACATCGGTGACGTGATCGACCTGGGCGTTGCTCGCAACCTCGGCGGCGATCAGGCCCTGTATCTGGTCGTGACTGTGGACACGGGTATCACCGTGGCCGCGTCCACCGGTACGGTGCAGTTCCAGTTGGTCTCTGACGGCACCGACACGATCGCCACCAACGGCACGCAGTCGATCCACGCGATCAGCAAGGCCCACGCAACCAGCACCACAGCGATCGCTGCGGGCTCGGTTCTGATGGCCGTGCAGGTCCCGCTGGAAGGCTCCACCGCTTATGAGCGCTACCTGTCCGTGCAGCAAGTCACAGGTACCACCGCGATCAACGCCGGCAAGGTCAATGCTTTCTTGACCACCGACGTCGCTTCGTGGAAGTCCTACGACGCTCCGTTCCAGTTGTGATCGGTAAGCCATGAAAGTACGAGCACTGCGCGACGGCTTTCATGGTGGCTTTCGCCACCGTGCGGGCAGCGAGTTCGAGGTCTCCGAAGGCACAAAGGCCTCGTGGTTTGTAGCAGTGGGCGAAGCGTCCAAGGCAGCCAAGCCCGCAGTCAAGACTGCCAAAGAGCCCAAGACTTTGAGCGAAGCAGGCAAGGACACCGCCAAAACCTTCAATGAAGTGAACGGCGAGAACCTGGCCTAAGCCATCCAGATGGCTCCCTTGAGCGACCTTCGGGTCGCTCTTTCTTTTTGCGTGTCCGTGGCGCGCGTGCCCGCTTCTACACTGCGAGGGAATTGGAGATCCCCGCATGGCATCCGTCCCTCAGATTTGCAACATGGCCCTGAGCCATATCGGCGCCGACACGACAGTGGCGAGCATCTCGCCCCCGGACGGCAGCGTCGAGGCGGGTCTGTGCGCCACGTTCTACGACCAGTCGCGCACCGAGCTGCTTGAGCCCGGTAATTGGGCGTTCAGCCTCAAGCGCACCTTGCTCGCTGAAGTCACCAACGACAGCGACACATGGGCTTATGCCTACGCCAAGCCCTCCGAGTGCTTGCGCCCTGTGCGCATCATCAGCGCGATGGACGCGTTGACCGTGTTCAACGTGGACGACAGCGACATCCAGATCAACGACCGAGGTGTCGCCGAGTTCGACATCGAGGGCGAGGTGATCTACAGCAACCAGCCCGACGCGGTACTGGTCTACGTGCGCGACATCACTGACACCACCAAGTTCACCCCGAGCTTCGTCTCGGCCTTGAGCTTCTTGCTGTCGAGCTACCTGGCCGGCCCCATCATCAAGGGCAGCGAGGGCACCCGTGTCGGGGACGCGATGCGACAGCGCGCCTACTCGATCGGTGATGTGTCGGCAACGGCTTCGGCCAACGCGGGCGCGACGTCCTCCGCGTTCACCCCATCGAGCGTGAAAGCGCGCACATGAGCAACAAGACGCTGACCCGATCGTTTGCCGGGGGTGAGATTGCGCCCGAGCTTTATGGTCGCATTGACCTCACCAAGTTCCAGACCGGGCTCGCCTTGGCGCGCAACTTCATGACGCTCCCGCACGGACCCGCTGCCCGGCGCCCGGGCTTTGAGTTCGTCAACGAGGCCAAGGACAGCACCAACCCCGTGCGCCTGATCCCGTTCAACTTCAGCGCCACGCAGACCGTGTTGCTGGAGTTCGGTCACCAGTACATTCGCTTTCACGTCAACGGCGCCACTGTGCTCGAATCGACGGTTGCGATTGCCTCGATCGCAGGCAGCACCGTCAACACAACCGGCGCGCACGGCTACAGCACGGGCGATTGGGTGTACATCGGCGGGCGCTACGTCAAGGCCACGGTGGTTGATGCGGACACGTTCACCACGACCGACTTGTGGGGCACAGCCGTCACTTGCACCGGTACGACAGCAGCGCGTGCCTACACTTTGGCGTCACCGTACTCGGGCGCCGATCTGTTTGATCTGCACTTTGCCCAAAGCTCGGACGTCGTCACGCTCACCCATCCGAGCTACGCGACCCGCGAGCTGTCGCGCTTGGGTGCAACCAACTGGACACTGACCACCGTCACCTTTGGCGCACCGACCGACGTGCCGACCGGATTGTCGGCAACGTCCACGGTCAGCCAAAATCAAAACCTCTCGGCGCAGGACTACGTGGTCACCGCCGTTGGCGCCGATGGTGTGACCGAGTCGTTGGCAAGTGGCATTGTCAGCACGAACAACAACCTGACCCTGGCCGGCAACTACAACACCGTCACATGGACGGGGGTTAGCGGTGCGCTGCACTACAACGTGTACAAAAAGCGCGGCGGGATCTTCGGCTACATCGGACGCACCCGGCCCAACGCGGGCGCAGCGACCAAGACAATCAGCACGATCGACCGCCCAGGTGCGGGCAACCTGACCGTCACAGTCACCACCTCGACCGCGCACGGCTACAGCACGGGCAACCTGGTGCTGGTCGCCGGCACCGGCATCTCGTCGCTCAACGGCGCGTGGGTCATCACCGTGACCGGCGCGAACACGTTTACCTACGCCTCAGTCACCGACTCGACCTCCAACGCGGTGATTGGCACGGCCAGCATCCCCAGCCTGGTGGTGCTCGACGACAACATCCTGCCCGACACCACGCAATCACCTCCCGAGGACATCATCACGCTCAACACGGGCGCAGGTGACTACCCAAGCGCGGTGACGTACCACGAGCAACGCCGATGGTTTGCCGGCACGGATGACAAACCCCAAGTGCTGTGGGCCACGCGCACGGGCACCGAGTCCAACCTGACCAGCTCGCTCCCCACCCGGGACGACGACGGGATGGAACTTAAACTCGCAGCCAGCCAGAACAACCGGATCCGCCACCTGGTCGTGCTCTCCGACCTGCTCGCCCTCACCGCAGGCGGCGAGTTCCGCATCTACTCCGACAGCGCAGCGATCACCCCGACCACGGTGTCGATCAAACCTCAGGGGTACACGGGCGCCAACAACGTCAACCCGGTCGTGACCTCGGGCTCGGTGTTGTACGTGCAGGCGCAAGGCTCGCGGGTGCGCGAATTGGCCTACTCGTGGGAGGCGCAGGCCTACCGCACGATGGACATCTCGATCATGACCCCGCACCGTTTCAACGGCTACTCGATCAAGCAACTGGCCTACAGCCGGGCGCCCGATCAACTGCTGTGGGCTGTGCGCTCTGATGGCGTGCTGCTAGGCTTGACCTACGTTCCCGACCAGCAGGTGTACGGCTGGCACGCGCACGACACCGATGGCCTGATCGAAAGCGTTGCCGTTGTCGCAGAAGACAACGAGGACGTGCTCTACGTGGTTGTGCAGCGTGAGGTCAACTCGCGCACCGTGCGCTATGTCGAGCGTCTGCGCTCGCGCATCTTCACCGACTTGGAAGACGCGTTCTTTGTTGACTCTGGTCTGACCTATGACGGCACACCGGCCACGGTGATCAGCGGGCTCTACCATCTCGAAGGTCAAGAGGTTGACGCGCTGGCAGACGGTGCCGACGCCGGGGCGTTCACGGTCACCGGTGGGCAGATCACGCTCGCCAGCGCTGCCAGCAAGGTGCATGTCGGCTTGCCAATCACGGCGGACATGCAGACTTTGCCGCTCGCGCTCGAAGGCGCACCCGCAGGCGGGCAGGGCACGACCAAGAACATCAGCCGCGTACACCTGCGCGTCTCGCAGTCCTCGGTCGTAAAGGCCGGCCCCACCTTCACGCGCTTGCGCGAGCACCCGGCCCGCGCTGTCACAGACCCTTATGGCTCGCCGCCTGCCATGCGCGACGGGGTTCTGAGCCTGTCGATTGACCCGGTTTGGGGCCAAGAGGGTAGCGTCTGCATCCGCCAAGACCGCCCCTTACCACTGACCATCGCCTCGATGACCTTGGAGTTCCAAGTTGGAGGTTGAGATCCGCCCCGCCACCGCGCAGGACGCGATCGACCTGGCACAGGGCTTGCGTCCTGCTGACATCGCCGAGCTGCACGCGTGCGGGCACAGCGACCTCGATGAGGTGGTTGCCCGCAGCGTGCGCGTGTCCTCGATGTGCTGGGCTGCGTTTGTTGATGGGCAGATCGCGTGCGTCATCGGCGTTGCTCCGTTGTCCTTGCTCGGCGGACTTGGCGCCCCCTGGATGCTCGGCACCCCCGTGCTCGACAAAGCCAGTCGTGTCCTTGTGCGCAGGACGCCCGAGTACATTTCCAAAATGCTCGGGGCTTTCCCCCATTTGCTCAACTACGTCCACGCCGACAACGGCACAAGCGTTCGATGGCTCAAGCGGTTGGGCTTTGTGTTCGGTGAGCCCTTTGCCCACCCGCGAAGCGGGGAGACGTTTTACCCGTTTGAAATGCGAGCCTGAATATGTGTGAACCGATGACCATCGCAATGGTTTCGATGGCGGCTGCTGGGGGCGTATCTGCCTACAGCGCTATTCAGCAAGGCAAGGTCGCCCAGAAAACCGCCAACTACAACGCCACGATGGCCGAGCGCGCAGCCGCCGACGCCGTGCGCGCAGGCGAGGATCAGGCGCAGCAAGTCAACCGACAGACCTCAGCGCTCAAGGGTGCGCAGCGCGTCGGCATGGCGTCCAACGGCTTGGATCTAACCTACGGCACCGCGTCAGACTTGCAGGAACAAACGGACTTTTTCGGTCAGTCCGACGCCAACATGGCGCGGTTCAACGCTGGGCGCCAAGGCTGGAACTTGCAGGCACAGGCCATGCAAGAGCGTTACAGCGGCAACATGGCGCGACGCGACGCGAACTTGCAAGCGACCGGGTCGTTGCTCGCATCGGCTGGTCAGGTTGCAGGCGGTTGGTACCGTCGCGGCTCGCCCGGTTTCTCTGGCACGCAGTCTGCCGCGCCGATCTCTAACCGTTCGATCTGAGGCTGATAATGCCAAAAGTCCCCGTCTACGGCGGCCCGCAAATTGAGCGCCAAGCCGTCAACCCAACCCGCATGCAGACGCCCGATGTCAGCAGCGGGTTGCAAGCCGTTGCCCGAGGGCTGGGCAAAGTCAGCGAAGGGTTTGACAAGATCGCCCTGCGCGATGACCAGACCAAGGCCTTTGAGACCGAGGCGCAGATCACACAGGAATGGCTCAAGTGGGACTCGCAGGCGCGCCAGCAGTTCCGGGGCGCAAACGTAGACGGCTACGAGGCAGCCGCCCAGCAGTGGTGGAAGGACAGCGCCGAGACCTACGGCAAAGACCTGAACCCCCGCGCCAAGGCATTGGCCTCTCGCGGCCTGATGGGCAAGCAAAACCAAGCGCTTGGCAACGTGTTGCAGTTCACCTCGACCGAGAAAGAACGCCACGCAGACGAGGCGGCAAACGCCAACATCGCCAGCACCATCCAGTTCGGCGTCACCTCGGGCGAGGTCGCAAGCGCCGCCGATCAGGTGCGCGGACTGGTTGCGGCGCAAGGCGCACGTAAAGGCTGGACAACCGAGCAGGTGCAGGACGCAACGCAGCGCAACCTGTCAAACCTGCACGTTGCACACCTTGCCAAGTTGGCCGAGTCCAACGCGGAAGCCGCGCAGACCTATTTCACCCAGAACCGGGGCGAGATCAGTTTCGCGCAGCAAAGCAAAATCGAGGAGGCCATCAAGGGTGAAGCCGATAACCAGTTCTCACGAAAGTTTGCCGCAGACGTTGCCGCTAAACCCTTGTCTGAGCAGTTGGCCGAGGCGGGCAAGATCACAGACCCGCAGCGACGCGACAAGGCTCTACGAGAGGTCAAGCTCAACCATGCCCTGGTCAAGGAGGCTCAGGCTCAAGTAGAGAGCCAAGCCTCCGACAACGCTTGGCAGATGGTTGGCAAAGGGCAGCGCGTGCCCGAGATGGTGCTCGCCCAGATGAACGGCAAAGAGCGCGTCCAGTTGCAGGACTACCTCAAGACCCGCGCCGAGCGCGTGGCATCTGGTGCACAGGTCAAGACCGACCCCTCGGACCTCGCCCGCGTCTACGACTTGATGCGCGACGACCCTGCCGAGTTCAAAAAGCTGCGCATGGTCTCGCTGACCAACCGCATCGCGCCCAACGACATCGAGCAGATCGCACGCATTCAGCGCGACATGCTCAAACCTGACCGCGAGAAGGATGTCGCTACGTCCTCGCAGCTGCTCGGCACCTACACGGGCGGGTGGAAGCCTGAGAAAAAGGCGGCTTTCAGCTCCTCGTTTTACGACGAGCTTGACCGCTTCGAGAAGGAAAAAGGGCGCCCTGCCAACTACAAGGAAAAGCGCGAGATCGGCGATCGCCTGATGCTCGACGGTGAGGTGATGTCGGGCAAGTGGTATGCCAACGACCCCAACAAAAAACTCTACGAGACCACACCCGATGAGCGCCAACGGTTCGCCCCTACAATCTCAACAGGTGATCGGGCGCTGATCGTCAAGGCCCTCCAAGCTGAGGGCGTCGCCCAGCCTACCGACGAGCAGATCAATGCCCGCTTCAAGCTGGCGAAGGGAATCAAGTGAGCGACAACCCGTTTGCACTGAGCAACATCGAGCCTCAACAAGACAGCGCCCCGGCTTCGGACAACCCGTTCGCCCTGGGCGCCATCCAGCGCGATCAGCGTCAGGACTTGCGCGTAAACCTGGAAAGCGCAGTGCGCACCAACCCGCAGCAAGCCGCCGAGGCTGCGCGCTTGGCAAAGAAGTACGAGACGCCGGACGAGGTTTTGCTGCGCAACTTGCAGGACGTCAAGCTGCGTGACGCCGTTGCCGAGGCAGACAAGAAGCTGCAAACCTCGCCACGTTTGGCCGACTACATGCGCACCAGCCCGTTTGCGCTCAAGCAGGCGCACGACGACCTGGACAACCTCATCAAGATCAACGGCGAGCTGAAGGCGTGGAACGGCCCCGAGCCCACCGCGCGCAACGTCGTCAGCGGTTTGGCGCAATCCCTCCCGCAGGGCTTTCGTTCGATGCGCGCCGGTATGCAAGCTCAAATGGGCGACTTCTTGGAGTGGACCGGGCTGGTCACACCTGACCCCGTTTACAAGGCAGACCAGCAGCGCAAGCTCGCGCAAGCCGTTGGGGCCAAGGACTTCACGACGCCCAACTTTGAGAGCAGCACGGCCAGCGCGATTTATGGCGGGGTCGATAGCACCTTGCGCATGCTGCCCGGTTTGGCCGGCTCTGTCGCAACGCGCAGCTCGGTGCCCTTGATGGCATCCATCGGCGTGCAGACGCAGGCCGAGGCTTACGGTAAGTACCGCGCGCGCGGCGGCACCCCACTGGAAGCACTGGCAGGTGGCACGGGCGAGGCAGCGGTCGAAGTCGTGACCGAAATACCGGCCATGAAGTTCTTGACCGGCGCGCTCGGTCGCACAGGCGCAGGCGAGTTTGTCTCAGGCCTGCTTGCCCGCGAATTGCCAATGGAGCAGGTCGCCACGTTCTTGCAGGACGCGATCGACACCGCTGTCGCCAACCCCGACAAGACTTGGGAGCAGTTCGTTGCCGAGCGTCCGGGTGCCGCTTACGAGACCTTGATCTCCACCCTGACGCAAAGCGCGATCATGGGCGGGGTGTCCGAAGGTGCGCGCCGACTGACCAAACAAGCCAACGACCAGAACGCCGCACAGGCGCAAGTCCAAAAACTCATGGCTGCCATGCAAGCCGCCGAAGCCTCGACGCTGCGCACCAACAACCCCGATGAGTTCCGCGCTGTCATGGAGCACTTGGCCCAAGACGGCAAGGTGTACGTCGATGCGCAGGTGCTAAACCAGTTGCCGCCCGAGCAGTTGCAAGCGCTTGGTGTGGTCGAGAGTCTGCCCGAAGCGCTCGCCGCGAACTCGTCCGTTGAGGTCAAACTGTCGGACTTGCTCACGCACGCACCGGGCACACCGGCTGCGCAAGTGCTGATCGACAACGCCCGCGCTACGCCGGATGGGCTGTCAGCGATCGAGGCGCAGCAAGCGAGCGATCAGGCTGGCGAGTTCATCAAGACC